AGCAGGGCCATAAAAAGTTATAACTGGATATGATACAGTATCACCCTGATTAATAACATCCACAGGCGAACCTACAAATGTCGAACTAAAAGCAATACCGCCTGATGGTATACCGATACTACCACCACTAACAACTGAAAATAAGTCAACGGTAGTCTCAATAGTTGTCTCAGTGTCAGTATCACATCTCCAGTATGGATAAGGTGCTACAAAAGTAATACTAAAAGGCTGCCCACCGTTTTTGCGGTATGTGGTGGGAATTTCAACTTGATCGACATATACATCAATTAATCTTGTAACACCGTTTTCTATGTATTTCAATACACCTAAGCCATATAGATCGTTTTGTTCTGCTGATAACTGGTGACTTATTGCGCGTTTTGCGTCATATATTTCTGACTCAGAAAATTGAGATATAATCCCGCCTGTAATAGTAATCGTACGATCATCTATGTTTGATGATATATATTTATTTCCTGCAATTCCTGGGCTTTTCTGAGTTTGCGCTGAAAACTTTGGAGCGTATAATCCAGATACTTCGCTAATGCTAAAAGGATAAGCACCAAAATCAAACTCTTGGTTTAATGGGTTTACATAAATTAGCTGTTTTTTAATCATGCAAATTGCATCCTCATTGCTTGGTCATTTCGGCGTATCTTACGCTCCATATCCGCTGGTGTTAAATCAATTGGGCTATAGAAATTATTAACCGTGCTTATTGATTTCTGATTATTTAGTATACTGTTTGTTTCACTATTGGTAAACACTTTAGATCCTTGAGGAAGCTGCACCATTTCGCGCCCAATTTCACCAACCATAGCCATACCGCCAGGGTGGTAGTCAGTTCCGAAAGCGTATGCCGGAGCGGTTGGTTTCTTTGCTCCAGCAGATAAGGCAGCAGCAGCACCTATGCCTAACACAGCAACTTGTTCGATAATCTTTTCGATATATGTCCCTGTACCAGTCCACACCTTAATAGATGCAACTGCGGTATCAATAGCAATTTGCGCAAGAGAATTTTCATAGCTTTTTTGCGCAGCATTATATTCAATAACTGCTTTTTTGTATGCCAAATCCCGGTCACGTTTTGCAGTATCAATTGCTGCCTGATCGTCAATGGCTTTCTTGCTTGCCGCATACTGTTCGTCAATGGCAAGCTTTTCCATTTCCTGCCTGGCTTTCTCGGCTGTTTCGGTATCGCCTGCAGCAATGGCCGCGTCAAGCTCGGACTGTAGTTGCTCTTGAGTCACTGCATCGGTCAGTCCTGCAGCATATAAAGCGGCTTGGTAATCAATTTCGGCTTGTTCTAAGGCAGCATCGGTTTTAGCGTCCTGTGCTTCCTTTTCAATCTTAGCCTCATCTTCCAATGCCTTGCGCTTACTTTCGACCATTGCCGAGTTTGCTTTATTATCTTGGTCAATCAATCCTTTGAGTACAGAGCCAATTGCAGCACCATATCCGGCAACAGATTTCTTTAATTGCTCTGTAGCCTTAGCATTAGATTCAACGGTTTTCTCGTCAAAATCTTTGTATATCTGTAATGCATCACCTAACACGCTGGCAGTTTTAGCCAAAAAATCACCAAGGAAATTACCAGTATTGGTATTAGATAATGACTGCAGTGATGCTACTACGTTAAAAGTTTCTTTTGTTTCTTTCCTGACTTTCTTCTGGTTTTCAACGTACTGGATACGGTACGCCTCATCAGAATCCATTGTCGTGGAAGCCAACCCTTGAGCTATTTCTTGCTGTTTCTTTTTTTCGTCACTGATACGCTGCAGCTCTTCTGCTTCTTTAGCAAGATCTTTTGCCCGCTTATCGCTTGTGCCTTTCTTGGCTTCATCGGCTATCTTCTTCTCTTCATCAGCTTGTTTTTTGAGTAATTCAACATATTTCTTGCTTGACTCAGATAATTGTTCGACGCCTTCTTTTGCTTTATTGTATGCATTTTCCTGAGCCTGAGTTATTTCTATACCTTTAGCTCGTCTTGCGTCTAATTCTTTTATGGTCTTTTGAAATCCTTGATATGTTGCACGGAGTTTGTCAAATTCTTTCTGGTTTTCTTTTAATGATTTAGTAGCATCAAACCAAGCTATCCCATAACGGTTTACTACTTCTGGGTCTATTGCGTCTGATGCTGCTTTTAATAGACTGGGTATTTGTGCAAGAAGGCCAACGGCAACAGTGAGCGCAATACCCCAAGGGCCAAAACTTGCCCCGACTGCCTTAGCAGCAACGGCAACAACACCAAGTTCAACACCGATTGCTACCAATCCGCTTGGCATGGCTTTAATCAATTCGGCTATAGGTTTAATTATTTCTACTATAAAACCAAGCTGCTGGCCAAATACTGTGCCGATGTCCTTAACTGCGGGAGTTATGTCAGCAAGTAACTTGGATAAATCCTGAAACATCTTGGTAAGTGGGCCGCTTGCTCCTGCCATCGCCTCACCAAAGAAAGTATCTACAGCATCATTGAAAGTCGACTGAGCACCAGCAAGCGTTTGCCCTTGCTTTTCCAGCATTCCATTAAACATGCCACCTTGACTGGTAGCTGCCTTAAAGCTTTCGGTTAGTTCATTCGATGATAACTTCCCGGCCTCCATTCGCTTTTGGAGACTCTGCATTGACTCGCCAGTTCTATCACTTATTTCCTTAAGTGGATTAAACCCGGCGTCAATCATCATCATTACATTTTCGCCAGTTACTCTACCCTGTGCTGATACCTTACCAAATGCCAAGGCAAGAGACTGCAGCTTTTCGGCATTACCGCCCGATACGTCACCCAACATTTTAATGGTTTTGACAGCATCCTCAGCAGATACACCGAACTGTATTAATGTCTGAGTAGATTGCCGTAAGTCTTTGAATTCTAACGGTGTTTTATTTGCAAAGTCTTTTAGTTCTTTGAGTGTCTTGGTGGCCTTGGCAGCAGATCCAGTCATTACTGTAAAAGCTACTTGCGCCTGTTCTGCTGCTTTATTAAACTCGATACCTTTGATAGCACCAGCAAGTATTGCGGTCACTGATACAATACCAGCAACCTGCTTTCCTATCTTTGAGCCAAAACTTTCGACATCTTTAGAGCTATCATTTAGAGCACTTTTTAAGTCTGAGTTATCCCCGGTAATCGAAACATAAAGCTCACCTATTTTCGACATTACCGCCCCCAGTTATCCCATGCCTCGTCATTACTGATCGGGCTTACTTCCTGCTTAATCAATTTGTAAGGGTTGTCAATCTTAAACGCTATCGCGCTAAAAACCGCCCTTTCTGTTTCAATCCTGCGATACTCTTCCAATTGAGCAACCAACATTCTCGGGCTTGTTTCTTCCCAAAATTGCTGCTCAGTCTTGTTTAAGTAACAGGTAGCCATGGTGTAAAAATACTGCCAGGGCCAGTCTATCGCTCCCCCGTGCTACCCTGTTTTCCTGCTACTGGTTCGGGGTTCCCAATTCCTAATGCGTCAATAATTGCTTTAATCAATACGGGCAATTCATCCACTGCGCAATTATCGAAAAACTGTTCTTTACATCCATCGAATTGGTAAAGCATTGCCGAAATATATGAGCGCATGATATCAAAGAATTCTTTGGTCAATAGTTCTTCTGCTGTTTTTTCTCTAAGTTTTCCGTCCTCAACCTTAAAGCAAGCCTTGTAAAATTCGGCTTCTGCGGTTTGTGTTGATCCGTATTTAATAGCCAATTCATGTGCAGCACCCATGGAAAAAAACAGTTTCACGGATTGACCGGAAACCTCAATATCAATCACTTTCAGCCTTACATTTTTAGCAGACATATTACCCCTTAAAAGTAGGGCCGGATTTTATCCCGGCCCATTGAATCGCGCTTAGGATACGGTTACAGAGCCAGCCTTTGGAGTACAGGCCACTTGGTTAATGTCTTTAATAGCAGAAGTAACCACGTAATCATGCTTGACAGCGGTAAGACCTGCAGCAGTAAGGGTCTGAGTTGCCCCGCCAGCGGTTCCCCATGTCCAAGTAGTAGGCGTAACAATCGCACCAGAAGAATCGATGCTGATCGTGATATTACCATTGGTAAGTGATGCTGGATTGATAGTAGTATTACCACCAGCCTTGGTGAAGGTAAACACGATCTGGCCAGCGGTTCCGGCTGCTGCTGCTACGGTAATTGCTCCGAATGCGGCTGCTGTGCTAATAACAGGAGCAGTGAACCAGCTTGTCAGAGTACCAGCAGGGACGATTGCATCAGCGGTATTTACCTGCAATCTCCATTCTCCATTATATGCTAAATTGAGAACTTTCCCTGTAATATTCTCATTTTGTGGCGCAATGGTTGCGGCCTTTGTATCGGCAGAAATTGCAGACTTGGCAAGCTGTACCTTGGGGAGCCAGAAATAATCCGAAGTGCCATCACCTCGAGTAAATTTACCACCGATTGCAAGGTATGGAGGGTTGTCGCTGGAAGAATCGCTAACAATCCCGTTTGCATAGGTCATGCCGTAAACTTCAGCACGCACAGCAGCGGTCAATCTGTCGCCTGCAATTGTCAGTGATTTTTCGCCTTCAGAGTACCAGGCATATGCAGCCTGATCGTCATAGTATCCAACAACCTGAGATGCAGCAGGATCAACTCCAAATTGTGAAGTTTTGAAAAGTGATTTTACCGGGCCATACACTGGGGCTACCGATGAGCTGGTATCTCCCCCCGTCATAACGCAATAAACTAAGTCTTTAAAGCCCGTTACCGGGTTGGTAGTTTCAGCCATTTTGTAGCCTCCATATAGCTAATATTCAAACATTACTATATAGTAGTTTTTCTATGTAGTCAATAATTGCTTGACAGTGCATAAAATGTGGTGTAGGTTATTTAGATGAATGAAGAAATACCAGGAACATATATAAAACCAGATGGTACACTCGGCCTAATCCGCTGCCCTAAATGTGGTGAAGAAAATTATGTAATGGCTGTTACTTTTGGTATTTGTATATGGTGTGGTTTTGATGCTAATAAGGTGGTAGATGATGAAAGATTATGAAATTGAAACAATTGCTAAAATTAGGGAATTAGGGACTGAAGTTTCAAAAATATCAGACGAAAATCTATGCGTATTATATAGCTATTTTTCCGAAGAGCAATATTGTGCTGGGTGGATGGCATACTGTGAAGATGAGTTCTACGAATGGCTTGTAACTTCCCCAATTAATAATATTAAATTTTATGGGTGTGAATAATCAATAAAACGTACGCTTTGAATATCTCATAACCTTATGTATCAACCGGGTATCTTCTTCGACAAAATCCTCTGCATAGTCTCGATTCCATCCGTTGATAGACAGCACATCGTCAACGGATTTTGCAATATTAAAGCATGATGCTGTATTGAATATATCAAGTTGCATTATGCTGGACTCAGACTTTGCCGAATCGTCTAAATAATCCTCATTAGATAAGCTATTGTCTATTTCCCTAAACACGATACACGGTTTGACCGTTGATTCATTAGGCCATGTACCAAGTATACGGACTGCAGGAACTAATGCAATTACTGCAGCATTATTTATCAATAGATTTCGGAAAATTACCTTTGTATCTAACATCATAATTCCTTTTTAAGTTCCCTGATTAATATACTATTGATAGCCTGTTTATTGCGGTTTAATGATGGTGTTAAAAACCCTTGAGGTTCGGGATGTCTACTTGTACCGAATTCAACAAAGGCAGCATATTCAACATTGCTTCCTACTTGCCCCTCAACTCCTGACCATGTTTTTACTATCCGATGGTCTATAGATTTTTTAAGTAATCCAGTATCAACAGGCACCAAGTCAACAGCATCTGCCTCAACTAAAATCGAGCAAGCAAGTAAAGCTCTGCTTAATGCCGTATCAATATCCATTGCCTTATCAGTAAAAGCCTTGGATAAATCAGCAGCTTGGCGATTCATATCTGCACGATTAAATTCTTTACCTGACTTGCTTGTCGCCATTACACCGC